TTGTAATCATACCAACAAGTATCCATATTAGAGTCGTTTGCAAAACCTGAAAGATATAATGTATCTCCAGAAACTAATGAATCATAAGTTCCTGTAGGAGAAATTATATTTATTGTTGGAGCGGATGTGTCAATAGTTAAACTATAATTACTTGTCGCAAATCCACAATCTCCATCTGAATCACATGCTTGAACATTCCAGATAATGTCATCTGTTATTGTACGAGAGAATGTTTTAGTTAATATTTGATAATCTATATTTCCTATTTCTATACCTTTAGATTCATTTACATAAAGAGTAGCATATTTACTTCCACCATAACTACCAACATCATCTAAGGAAAACTTTATTCTTATCCCAGACACTTTTTTGTTTAAAGTTGTTATATTATTAAAACTTCCTACTGTTAAATTTCCTGAATTAGTTGAAGTTAAATATTGTCCTTGTAAGAGTTGTCCTTCATTATTCCAAGAAGAACCATCATAAGATTCTAAATAAACATTATAATTAGTGTAAATTCCAATAGAAGACCAATCTAATCTTATTGCTCCAATTGATTCAACAGTTTCTACATAATATTCTCCTTCTCCTATTTTACCAATAGTTTTTGTAGTTACTGAAGGACTTGTTGAAATTAAAAATCTTGGAGAATCTGCCCAAGTTGTTACATTATTATCAAAAGCATTATCTTCATTGTTAAAATCACCAGTTATTGTTTCAGTAATATTAAATATTTCTTTTTCTTCCCAATTCCCTGTTTCATTAGTCCATAAACTCATATTAGTTAATGTTGCTCCGTCAGTTATATTTGCAGTTGCGTTGAAAGTTATTAAATTTGTATCTGAAATTGAGGAATCTGCTGGGGAGTTTAGTATAATTCTAAAAACACGAGTAGGATAAATTATCCCACTCCCACCATTATATAGTTGTGTTATTTCTGCTCCAGTTAATGCTCTATCCCAAATTCCTATTTCATCAACAGAACCATTGAAAAATTCTGTAACACTATTTCCAGAATCTCCACTACCCGCATTTCCCCCTATAACTTGATTATCTGCATTATTCCATGTTCCTCCTGTATATGTTGCTGAACCATCATAAACACCATTAAGCCATACACTCATATTTGTTCCACTCAAAGTTGTTGTTATAAAATTCCATTCATCATTATTCATTGTAGTTGCTCCACTTAGTTGTCTTACACCCCCACCTGTATTATTTCTCAACCAAAAATTAACTTTTCCATTTTGAACTCCAACATTAAAAACTACCCCTCCATCTAACGAATATCTTTGGGTAAATATTGCTCCCCCATTTTCTTTTCTATAAACCCACATAGAAACAGTTGAATCATGATAAATTATTTCACTTGTTACAGAAGTTGTAATATAATCATTAGTTCCATCAAAACTTCTTGCAGAAATAATTTTTCCACTTATATTTGTTGAACCTGAATTTGTTCCATCATTTGAACCGACACTATCTGTTAAAATATTATTATCCAATTTCCAATAATTTACTAAATCTACATTCAAATCTGCAGTCCAAGTTGCCCATTCATCAATCCTTACTCCAAAGAAATTTGGAATCCATTCAACACTATCATTTACTTCAACAATTGTAAATAATCCAACTGTTAAAACATCCCCCTCCATCCAATCTGAATTATGTATTGTTTCCCAGACAGGTAACCATTCCCAATGCCATCCATCAATAACCATTATGCAAGTTTCATTTCCTGTTGTTTGATTTGTATAACATTCTTCAACCCAATCGTCTACTTTTGTTTTTTCTGTTGTTTTAAATTTCCATTCATAATCACGATTAAATTGTCCATTACCATTTCCACCATTACCATTTCCACCATTACCATTTCCACCATTACCATTTCCTCTATGATATAATTCTAATTCTTTAAATGCTTGATTATAATCGTCAAAGACAGCCATATTAAATTGTGCTACTTGTCCATATCCAGCAGGAACCTTTTCATGTAATGAAGAAGTTAATTGTATTGTAGCAATATCTGCGCCTAAACCAAACCCATTAACGATTGTCATTGTTCTTGTGTTTGGGTCATACTGTCCAACGTTATCAAATTCAAATGCACTTACAGTTGCTAATAACAATATTCCCATAATCATTAAGATTAAAAATTTCTTATTCATCTTTCAAAACTACTCCCGCTTCTAAACTTTCCATACATTATAATTCCAGTAAGGATTATTATTCCAAGTAATAACAAATCAAAGTTAGTCACAATGAAATCAGTTATCGGAAGATCTAAAACTTCTGTTGCAAATGAATCCAATCCGAATATTGTTGAAATTGGAGCTGTAACTGTGTGGGAAAACATTAATGCAATTATTGCACTTATGAAGTAGAACAATGAAAATATTGGATGACTATCTACCATGAAACTAAATACAAATAACATTATCACATTCACTAAAAATCCAATTGCAATTAACCAATCCCAGAAATTAAGAAAAGTTGTGTGAACGAAGTCCACATTAGTTGATGCATCAGGGGAAGTGGTGTTTATTGCTCCAGAGAACGCAGTTAAGGAAGTATTTACTACTTTCAACATAATTGGTGCTAGAATTAATAAAGCTACAACTGCCACTATGAAATAAATCACGTCTGTTTGTCCTTTAGTATTTACCATTTACAACTTTCTCCCAATCTTTTATATTAAATCTCATATTGGATCTTGATAACTCTAATGCAATATATCTTTGAACACTTACTTTTGGGGGTGGAGGAACTCTATGTCCAGCATCTTTGGATAATTCAATTTGAACATTTCTCCTCTTTGTCCCATTTATCGCTTCCATTAATTTCCTTGAAACTTTAAAGGTACTATAATCTTTTTCTTTATTCATTTGACTTTAGTCCTCCTTTAACATATGAAATGAAAAATGCAATTATTGGGAGGATAACCATTGTTAAACCACCAACTCCAATTAACCAAACTAAAAAGTCGTCTATGAAAGAATTACCCAAATATGTTTTTCCTAGAATATAAGCTGCAAACATAACAAAATAAGTTGAAACATTTATTATTAAATCATTTGCATCAAAATCCCATTGTATTAAGTGAAAGATTGTGTAAAGTAATAATCCTAACATTCCTCCAACAAAGATTAAGAAAATTATAACAAACATATTAATGGTTGAACCTGCGGGAGAATCGTTCCCATTTGCGGTTACGTCAAAAAAGAAACATTCGGTTTTGACTACTCCGTCCTTGTCACCTTTGACCCCAAAAAAATATCTCCCTTCAAGTTGTGGAGAATAAGTATAAGAAAAATGTATGTCGGACTTACTCATTGCACTATTATAGGGAATTGAAGTCCCATTTGAAATGGTGATATATGTTAAATTAACATAACTACAGGTTGTACATACCTGTGTAAGTTCAATTGAATCGTTCTTCATAATTGGATCAGAAAACTGGGAACAATCCCTTTCGGACGCAGAAATCAACGGAACACAAAGTAAGGAGAATACAATTAGGAATAAGACAACCTTTTTCATACATTAGTTACTATCTTGTTATTTAAATATTTAAGTCTTTTCTTGAATCAATTATTAATTTATATCCCACTGCGATTATACATAACCCGGAAACAAAGGGATTTATGAATTGAGTAAAACCAAAACAGATTAAACTAATTCCAATGATTCTTTTGGTTTTTGGTTTAATGTGTTCATATTTTTTGAAATACTTTTTTATTATTTTGTTTGTATCTATTTTCATTGATACATATCTTTTCCTATTAAAAAGTATTCATTTAACTTAACTTTGACATATAAGTCTTTTCCTACTTTTACATAAAAATCACTAACTCTTTCATTAACAAATGCTGGTTTGAATTCTAATTCTCCTTCTTTGGCAAGTTCTTCAATTGTTTTTGTTTTCTTTTCCATCTTTTTTTGTTTTCCTCCAATCTGTTCTATCGCAATCCTTACAATAACTTGCTCTCCATTCTTCTCTAAAAAATTCTCCGCACCTCTTACAAGCCCTGAGATATATTTTCTTTTTACTTCTCATTTGATTAAATTTGTTATGATCCTCATTATTACAAAACTTATTATTAACAAGGATAAAACTCTTGTAACTAAATTAAATATAACTATCTTTTTTATACCTTTCTTTTTCTTTTTGATTTTCTCCATATTATTTTCCTCAAATCTCTGTTTTCTTCTTTCAACTTATTCACTTGTATGCACCTGTAATTCCATATTGCTACAAGTCCTATGCTTATTGCTACTTGAAATAGAAATATTACAAACCAAGTTGATTCAGGTATAATCATTGTCCAGTTCATTCTTCTTCACCTACCATTGAGGATGCGAATTGTTTTTCCTTTTCATTTTGACCATAATCCTCATCAAAAATTAGAGAGGTATCTGTCTCTAATAATCTTGCTACTTTAATTCTCATATAGGTGGGCATTTTCCAAATTCCCCAAGAATAAAAATACCAGAGTTGTGGAGAAACTTCCATTTTTTTATAGAACTTCGGTTTATTGAATCCTTTATTCTTAATCAAAGTATCTAATCTCATTTTCAAGAGGTGATTTTTTGGATAAATATATTTTTCTTTTGGCATTTTATTCACTTCCTCCAGACAAGGCGTCAAGACACTCTGGACAATAATGAATATCTCCAGCCCATTCAGTTCCACAAGTAATATTATCTGGATTCTCTTCTGGGAAACATCTCTTTCCACATCCTTTTTTACTTACCATTATTTACCACTTTCTGTTTAATTGTGAATTGTCTTATTTTTTGAGCAAAGATTGTATCTTTAATTGTTAAAAAGATTACTGCAATTATTAAAAATGGAAATCCTATATTTATTTTATTATTAGCAACATAAATTATCCCCCAAACTAATAAAGGATATGCTACAACTCCAAACCAATTAGCATAAGTCATTCTTTTTTGACCTCTTCTTTAGTTTCTACGAAATTATTACAACCACAACCTTTTCCACCATAAGAACAAGGGATTGGTTCACCTTTTTCTGTGTGGTCAAATCTTGAATGATTACAATTGGCACATAAATCAAGAGGAGATTCTTCTTTTTTCTGTAAGGCGTCAATTCTTTTAGGCATTTCACAACAATCTTCTTCCTTTGATTCTTTCCCTAATTGGACTGCAAACTTTACCGTTTCTTCAACTATCTTAAGTTTATGATTACAATTTGGACACCTAGTCATCTTTCTTCTCCTGTGCAACATCAATTAAACCTCTAATAGTTTCTTCATAAGATTGTCTTGGATGAATTTTAAATTCATCTAGTAATTCTTTTGTTTCCTTTGTTATTTTTATTGTTGTGTTTACCATAGTATAATAGAGTATACCCAAGTATATAAAGGTATTGTTTTTAGTTCGGTTTTGTGATAAATTATGAATTGTTGTTTAGCTTACGCTATTTAGAAATAATTTTTAAAAGAAAAATGATTATTTTACTTTTACTATACTCATATACTTTACCCCTGCTTTTTGTAATAATTTCTTTTTTGTTTTTGCTTGTTCCCTTGTATATGAACGATTAAGAGTTTTACCTTTTCTCTTTACTAGAAAATTTCTTTCTACCATTTTATTTATTTCCTCCCTTACAATTTTGTTTTAACATAATATTTATAGTAATTTGAATTTTAAATATTTAACTATTTTTTATCTCCATAAATATTTATTGATTTATCTTTAGTTTTCTTTTTATGAAATAAAACATATCCCCAAAGAAAACCACATATTAAACCAGTAAATAATCCTAAATAATAATTAATCATTGTTTCTCCTTTGATGTAAAAGCCGAACTGATTCTCTCTTCAGCTATCTTAAAATATCCTTCATCTAATTCTATTCCTATAAAATCCCTATTGAGATTTTTACAAGCTACTCCAGTTGTTCCAGAACCCATAAAACAATCCAAAACAACATCACCTTCTTTTGAGGAATGTTTAATTATATTCTCCATCATCACGACAGGCTTAGGTGTTATGTGTCCTTGCTTTTTAGCTATTTCGTAGTTCCAAACTGAATGATGTGTTTTTTGATTATTAAATGTAAATCTCAAATCTTCATACTCCTCTCTCAAATCTTCATACTCCTCTCTCAAATCTTCATACTCCTCTCTCAAATATTCATACTCCTCTCTCAAATATTCATACTCCTTATCTTTGTTCAAATAATTTCTAATCTTTTCATACTGCTCTTTCATAATAAAAGATTTTCCAGTAGTCCAATTTGAAACACACCCAGTCATTCCCCCTGTTTTTGATGGGAATAGTTTTGCTATCTCTGATATTGTAACATTAGCTTTTTTAAATTCAGATAATAAATATTCTGCAACTGGATTAACACATTTTCCCATAATTTTACTTAACCCTGTTTCGTCCTGAAAGGTGTAATATAGACAATACTCTGCCATCTTTTGATAATTCCTTAACATCTCCACTTCTATAAATCCATCAAGAAATCCTTTTTTTTTACTCCCTTCAAATCTCTTATTCCAAACAATCATCTGTCTAAATATAAAGTTTGTATCTGATTCTATAATGTTCATAAGTTTGGAAATAGTAGGCATATTATTATGCCAGAAATAAAAGCTCCCATTATCTTTTAAAACTCTCTGAAGCTCTAAAAATACGTCCTTCATCCATTCCTCATAATTATCAATCTTATCCCAAGTGTCTTTTCCTATATTGTATGGAGGGTCTATTAGGATTAAGTCTATGCTTCCAGCTTCTAACTTCCTCATCTCTTCTAAACATTCTCCTTGTATTAATTCCATCAGTTCGCTTCCTCGTTATAAGCCGTAAAGATTTCTTTGAATAATGCAGGGGGAATAACTGATCTTTCCATGTTTCCTTTTATTCCTTGAGTTCCAGTTTTAGATCCTCTTGGGGCTGGTTCGTGATGACAATCTTTATTTCCATTCTTACAAGTCTTTGGTGTCCAATCTAAATTAGTCCATATATCTGTTGGTTTTGCTCTTGAATCTCCATATTGACAATACCATGCAGTTTTCCTATATTCTTCTGGTAAAAACCATCTTGCTCTTGCTCTGGGATTTTCTATAAAGAATATTTTATTATGTTCAATACAGAATTTAGCAATATCCCAACATAACCATAATAACTTTCTACCTTCAATAGCTTCATCTGTTTTAGGTTCTTTATCTGCTGTCCAATGGGTGTTCCCTGAAGCCATACTAAAGGTTGTGCATGGAGGGGACATCCAAACTATATCTGCTTCTTCAATTTTATTAAAAAATTCTTTCATTGTAGCATAGCTTATTTTTATAGTTAAGTCGTTATCAAACTTTATTTTATTATCTACGCAAAAGGTTTCATGTCCTAGTTCTCTTGCTACTTTACTAAAAGATTGTGTTCCTGCAAATAGTTCTACTGTTTTCATTTTCTCTTCTCCTTTTGTTCTTTTTGTGAATTTAGAATTATTAAATCAAAAGTTCCAGATAAAATTTCGGAAGGATATATTTTGAATTGAATTTCTTTATCTTTTTCCAAATGTCTAATTCTATTCTTTATTTCATATTCTAAAACAGCCCTACTACAACAATTTATTATCATTTTGATTTCACCTGTGTCTTGTTAAGCGAAGTCGCTTTAGAGTGTTTACACGCAGTTTCAATTATCCTATTTACTACATGGGTAGCTGAAAGTAAATGAGCATATTTTCCCCCATTACGATTATAACTTTCAACATATCTTTTCCATTTTTCTTTTAATTCTTTTGCGAACTTTTGTGAATTTATTTCATGTTCAATCATTTTTGACTTTCCTTTAACATTTTATTTAACTCTTGAGTAATTATCTTCAATTGTTCCCTTAACATTCTATGTTTCAATGTAAGTTCTTCAAACTTCTTTTCAAGAACCGCAAATTTATTTTTTGGTCGATGTTTGGATTTCTCAATACAAGCTTCACAAAGTTTTCCCGTCGAGGATTTGGGTCGGAACTGCACCTCACACCTTGCACATGGTTTCAAGAATCTCTTTCTTACCTTCCCAGTTTTTGCACCAATCATTTTTCCCCCCTTGGAATTAAAAGTAAAAAAAAACAGGTGTTCTTGTCGTAAGAATAACCAATCGTAGTAATTTCTTTTGGGTTAAAATCTTTAATTTGTTCTTTCAAATTCAAATCGAATTCAAGTTCTGGGATTGTTTTCATAATCCATTCTCCTCTCTATCCCAATCATAACTATTTTGAACTTCCGCAGATGCAGGAGAGTTTTTCTTCTCAACTGCATTTTTGCAAAAGTAATCAACCTCTAGAGATGGTGATTTTACTTGGACTGGGTTCATTTGAATAACTCCTTTAACCAATTCCAAAATTTACCTAAGAACCATTTGGATTTTTCTGTTTTTATTTCTGGAATTTCTAAATCTCCAATATTATCAAAAGCAGTTGCATTATTCTCTAAATATTTAATCTTTTCAATAAATTCTGTTACTGTAACATATTCAGTTACATTTCTATTTACATATTTTGTCCTGGAACTTCCACTATGATGAACTACTACTGTTTTTACTTCTTGTTCTTTCAAATAAGTTAAGACTATTTTAAATTCATCTGGACTAATACTTTGAGGAATTATGATTTTTGCATGAGTTAAATTTGATTCTAAACCAAATTCAGTTACATTAATAAAAGTTGAATTATCAATTACAGACAAAGTTATATCACTTGATCCAAAGTTATGATTAACTTCTAAAGTTTCTCCAGGAAAGTATGCACTAGCTAAAGTTAAGAACATTATTCCTAGTATTATTGTTGCTATTTGTTTTTTCATTTTATTTCTCCTTTGTATTTTTTGAATATAAATGGAGAGACTTTCACTCTCCTGCTTTTGATTTAAAAAAATCTAAAATAATAATATTTGAGGATTTAACCTCGGATTACACTAATTGCGATTTCACAATCATTTACAACTGGTGCATCTTCTGGGACTACAATTTGATATCCATCAGTTGCAGCTCCTAGTCCTAAGACAGTTCCAGATACTGAATTTTCTCCAAATGCGTAAACACAATCTGCATAATTATCTAATCCAGTTACAATTTCATTTGAAAGTGTATAAGTCAAATCTGCTTCTCCTAAATTGTTTAATCTAGCACAAAGCATTCTTCCTTCTCCTGGATATAAACCATCCAAATCAATTGTTCCAGTTAATGGTAACCATTCAGTTGCATCTGCACAATCATTTCCATTGTAATTACCTGCATCTCCAATTATTGAATATTCGATTCCGTCAAATGCTTCATAAACATCTGCTTGGATAACGAAAGTATTAACAACAAAACCTGTTGCAAATACAAAACCAATAGCTAAAAATGCAAACAATGGGATCATAAACAGCTTTTTCATTTTCTTTTTTGTTTCAATTTCTTGTTTCATTTTTAATTCCTCCCTTACAATTGTTTAAATTTCTCATATGAAAACTCCCATATCTTCTAATTCTTTAATAACATTCTTTCCTTTGTCTTTTGGGGTTTTCTTCTTTTTCTTGGGATTGAGAATTTTGGAAATATTCTTAGAAACATTCTTGTTAGTTGGATTTTTATTTACCATTTATATACTCCTTAATTTCAAATTCAATAATCATTAACTTATACTGTTCAGTTAAGTCTTTCATTTCTCCAAGTGTTTTATTTAAATATTGATTCATTTTGTTATACTTATTATTATGTTAACTTGTTTATATACATTCCTTTTAATTCTCAAATGACAAACCTCAAATTGTATCTTGATTCAAGGTAATACATTTCTTGGTAGGAAGGTAAGGTGAATTGTTTGTTCAGTTTCATTTCCTCCCGTTCAATTAACTCCCATGGAGTAATCAAACATTTACACTTTGAACAGTATACTTCGATATTATTTCCGTATACTTCGATTGTGTTGTGGGGACATTTGTAGGTTAGTTTCACTTACCTAACAACTCCATTTTCCTCTTTGCTTTCTCAATATCTAAAGTAACTTCAATTCCTTGACTTAATCTTCTCTTATCTACAACTAAACCTAATCTCTTTAATGCTTTTCCAACCCATTTTTCATTAATCCACTTCTCTTCAAAATCTTCTACATTACCCAAAAAGTTTCTAAAGATTGTTGTAATGTTTCTAATTGAATTATAACCTATGTCTTTATTCATTTTTGAAACACAATGAAATAAAGAAACATCTTTACTTTCAACCATTTCTTCTTCTCTTTTTTCTTTGGATAATGTTCCTGCAACTTTTAATACATCTTGAAACACTTCTTCTCCAAATTCTTTTGCAATTAACATTAAAGGGAAGAATAATTCCAGATTTCTACCGTTTATACCTACACCATCTATACACTCGAATAACACTAAATCCTCTCTCTCAAGTGTAGTTAGTGGAGTTAGTGTAGTGTAAGTAGTATATGTAGTTGGTGTATTATATTTCATTTTTACCCAATTGTTCCATTTTTCTATATACCTTCTGGTATACACTACACTACATAACTGCACTAAATCCTTCTCAAGTGAACTTTTTACCATTAAAATCTCTTCTTTTACAAAAAAATCCTCAATTAACCGCATAACATCTTTTCTTTCCGATTTTTCAAGAACTATTGTAATACACCTATCTCCAAGTACTTCTTCCATTCCCCAAATGTTCGCTAATGCGATTGGACGGAATGGTTCAAACTCTTCAATCTGCATTTCAGAACCTTCTTTTGTATTAACTTTCTTAATTCTCCTAACCTTTGAACCTTTTTTATATGCAGAATTTAATAGTTCACGAGTTCCTTCTTGCCCTTTTCTAGTCATTCCCTCATATTCATCAATACCTAAAGAGTGTCCTTTTGGGTAACGGAAGAGAACTGCTTCTGTTGGAGAAGAAAGAACATCTCCTTTGTAAGCCATACTCATAATTAATTTTAGTGTTTTAGTTTTTCCAGAACCCCTCATTGCATTAATGAAAAGGTATGGGTAAGTATTAAATTGTTCGTGCATATAAGTTCCGATGATCCATATTGCAGTTAAAGTATAATATTCTTCACTCATATCAACATACTCTTTTAATACAGCTTTAATTCTGTTATATGTTTTCAATAAATACTTTCTTTGTTCTTTCTTTTTCTCCTCTTGATTCCATTTATTAAGAAAAACTTTATCTTCTTCTTCAATTTCTTGTGCAGGATCAATAACAAATTTTATTGATTCCCTAAATTGTTCTTTGTTTTCTTCCTTAACTTTCAAGAGTTCAATTATTAATTCCCCTCTAAAATCTTCTGTTAATGGAAGTTTAACTCTTTGTTCTGGAAATTGTTCTACTGTAAAATCAACCTCTTTTTCTTCACTCATTCCTTCCCCCTCTCTTCAAAAACACCATCGTTTCTAATTTCAAATAATGAAACTCTAACGTCTCCCAATTTTCTTTCTTTAATTAAAAATAATGTATCGGTTAATTTTTCAGTAATGAATCCATTAAGAAATATATGTATTCCTTTTTCATTAGTTCTTCTAAGTTTTAAATGAACTTGAATCTTTTCTTCAAAGAAGAATTTTAATTTATCCAAGTTAGTTCGTTCGTCTTGTGTCAAGTTTTCTGTTGTCATATTTACTACAAACTCCATTTCTTTTTAATAATTTCTAACTATTATAAAGTTTTAATTTTCTTAGTAACTTTAAAATGACAATAAGAAAAATCCCCACGGAGAAAAGAACGGGAGGTCTAAAGCCCGAAACTCCACGGGGAACTATGATAACCCTGGGTTAGTTAAGAGGTGACAAATCTACCCAGGGTTAAGTATGAAATGAAGGGAGAGGATGTTTTATAACGATAAAAGTGACTATACCGACCAATCCCTCTTTATCCCTCCGTGATTGATTATTATGTTTTTATTTTTGTTTGTTTCATTTTTTGTTGTTAAATTCAAATCTGGCAGATTTTGCATTTTCTACATGACGATCTATATCATTAAAATAATCTTCATTTATTTCAGCATCATCAAAAGCCGTATAAAATCTACCCTCATTTTTGGGATAATTATGATAATTAGAAATTGCACAATTTGTTGAAAGTAAGGTTATATTTAATTCTTCGCCAGGATATTCATAAAATTCTCCATTACAATAGTAACCTGTTTCTCCAGAACCATCTATCAATGGTTTTCCATAAACATCTATATCTGGGAAAATAATTTCATAGGGTTTTCTTTCAGGAATTCCAGACAAAATAATGCAATGTTTATGTGTCCCTTTTACTAACAGAGCAACTTTATCCATCTCATCTTTATTTAATTCTGTTGGTTTTACCTCTCCCCACATCTCTAATTCTGGAAACCAAAAATCTGGTAGATAATTTATCCCATTTCCAAAATTAAATCCTTCTTTTTCATATTCCCATTTTAAATCCATTGAATCAAAATAAACTGCCCACCTGGCTTCTAATCTTGACCTAAAATAATATCCTTTATATTTTGTATTAATTGCTTTTATTTTCATTTTTTAACCTCCTTTCAGCTATATTTGAAAGGTAACATGTTTTTAAGAGAACATGCAAACTCCCTTGCCTCGCCTTGCCATGCCTTGCCTTGCCATGCCCAGCCTAGTGAATATGAATGGAGAGAGTAATTTCTTACTCTACTTACTCTCTCCGTTCCAAGTCTTTCCTTGGTGTCCACATTACCTAAAATGCAGGTAGTCAATTTTTTATGGAGTTAGCTACCAACTGCTCCGAAGCGGGAGAGCAGGATTTGAACCTACCTCATAAAGAACTACTTTACTTACCAATTGTTTCGAGTTAGTTAAACTCAACTATTTCTCCCGCATAAATTAATAATAATAATAAATTATTTAATTGTTTCTGTTGAAACTTATTCTGATAAAGCAACAGAATATTTAGTAGCTTTACCTTCTCCAGTCTTTGTTACTTTAACAAATTTTAAGTCGGGTTTCAAAGCTAACATTTTCTTAATCTCTTCAAGAACTGTCCACGCAACTCTGTATTCTTGTTCATTAACAACCATAACTTTGTAGGTATAACTTTCTCCATCCTTATTTTCCCCATGTCTAGTTTCAATTGGAAAAGACAAATCCGCTCTATCTAAGTCTGTTATGTTTAGCGTTCTTTTTGGCTCATATGCCTGTGCTTCTTCTTTTAATGATGACATTTTTATTTACATTTCCTCCTTTGCATTTGTATGAATCTCTCTGTAATTAAAACTATGTGTCATGATAACTCCTACAACCATCCCTAGGAATAAACATACTGTACATTTAAGTAGAACTATTTCTGATCCTGTGAAGCTCATTGTGGTAATCCCTCCAAGAACTTCTCATTTAAATCTGTTTTGTGTTCTTTAACAATTTTCTTTTTCTTAATTCTCAATACTCTTTTGATTCTTTCAAGAGGTTCAAACTTTCCCTTTCCATTCTTGAAACTATCATAACCATACTTAGACTTCAAGAAATCACCCTCGCCCTTACTCAAATAACCCCCAAGAAACTCCCCAGGTCTATTCTGTGGAGTGTAAATAGAATTAATGGGTAATTTTACACTATTGTTATTAATCTCTGGGAGATTTTTTAATCTCTTGTTAAGTCTTTCGTCATTTTTTCTTTTATAACAAATATGACATAGAAGTCTTTCTCCATGAATTTCTTTTCTTAGTGAGGAGAATTGGTGGGTTCTTCCACACCTCTGACATAATACTTTTTTTCTCATCTTTTAATTGACCTCACTTTTCTAGGACTCTTCGCAGTTTTGTTAAAGTAACTTCTATAATCAATAACTTCTTGTTCTTTGTCATCCCAAATTTCATAGAATTGATCTAATCCAAAATCCAAAGAAGAAATATATTGTTGTGCGGCATTTGCAGAAGAAAAATCACAGGTAAAAATTTGGTTTTTTTGTTTACCTAAATTGAAGTTTACTCGTCTGATCTGCAATGTATCTGCATCAACAACATGGAATCTTTTCATAGATTTATAGAGAGTAAATACTATATAAAAGGTTATTATAATTTAAGAATTACAACAGTTATTCAAGTTGATCAATGAACGATTCCATTGTTGTCATTTGACTTATACTATCTCTTAATGCTAAAGTTTGTTCGTATTTTTGAATTCCTTGATTCAGAGCAGTTACATAAGTTGGTGTAATAGTTCTTGTTGTATTTTCATCAATGTTGTATGTGTATGCTTCTGTGTTTGTTACAAGTAATCCTACGCAAGTAGTCATGTCTACAAGACTTAAACATTCTTGAAGTAAATCATAAGTTACATAAGTTTGAAATCCATGATTAAATACTCTGTATGTATTATTATTATGGGTTGGTTCAACATAAACTAAATTGTAAACAATTTCTATTTTATCATTTTGTAAATTGATTTCTGAAATAGTGAATTCATTATACATATAAGTTGCAATTTGTTCATCACTTAAACTTACAAATTCTTGTGAAGTTAAAATTATATCTCCATTTTCTAATACTTCAATTGCTCTTACTTGTGCAAATCCTAATACCATTAAAGATAATACTAAAGTTATTCCTACAAAGATACTTAATGTTTTGTTTTTCATATATTTATTACCTCCTTGTCGTTTATTTAATTGTTGTTTCATCCTATTATTATCTCCGCATTTGAATCTATGTAAACTGTTCCGCCAGTTGTAGGGGGAATCATGTTTGCTACTTCTATTTTAGAATTGATTGTACAGTTTCCTATTCCAAAAAAGATTATATCGTTTGCACCTATGTCTGTATTTGTATCTAAGATACAATAATCTGACATAGTAATATTCCAATCTCCTGATGTGTATGTGCATGAATCATTTATTTCAGTTTCATTTATTTCTACCTCAAAAATAATTGCATATCCGTCACTTCCGCTACCTGAAAATGTATTTATATATTGGTTTTCACTTATTTGAATTAAAGAGTTGTCAAATGTTGATGTAGAATAAAATTCAAAAGAATTTTCTTTTGAAATGGTATTCCCAGTTAGCTTTAAAATAGTTGTAATTCCTTTCCCATTATAATAAGCATTTATATAATGAGTCTCATCTATTTTAATAATTGAATGCTCTGCCCCATAAGCCGTATCAAATATATAAGTAGTTCCTTTTGTAATAGTAGTTCCATCAATCATTAGAACAACTGCATTTCCTTGATAACTATCTCCTCTATATACATTTAAATAATGAGTTTCATTTACTCTAACCAATGAATTATATTCTCCTCTACTATTATCAAACTCATAGGCAGTTCCTTTTGTAATAGTAGTTCCATCAACTATTAAGACAACTGCATATCCATCACTCCCAGATCCAGTATAAGTATTTAAATAATGAGTATCATTTATTTTAATTAATGAATTATATGTTCCATCATTTGTATCAAACTCATAGGCAGTTCCTTTTGTAATAGTAGTTCCATTAACTATTAAGACAACTGCATATCCATCTAAATCTTGCCCCATATATGTATTTAAATAATGAGTATCATTTATTTTAACTAATGAATTATGTTGTGCTAATGTTGCATCAAATTCAAAAGGAGATCCAGCAGTTACATCATATTCTGCCCATTGAAAAATATCAAATCCTTCTATTGTTGGAACCCATTCTTTCTTCTCTCCTGTTTCTGTGTTTGTAAATAAACCTACTTTAACATTTTCTTCACAACCTTCTATTTTTGATAATGCTTTAAAGTCTTCAAAGTAAGTCCAGTTTGTTTGAGTGTAATTATAACATTCAGTTTCATTTTCTCCTATTTCAATACAATCTTCTATTTCATAATCTAGTCCATACTTAAACCATAAATCTTGTTCACCATAAGTATAATTATCATTTACATCAAAAGTCCAAACAATATCAAATACTTTACTTGCTTGTTTATGATAATCAATTACTAAGAATTCTGCAATCATTGTATCATTCCCGGTACCCACTTTGTTTTCATAAGGAGTTATTAATTTCATATCTAATATTAATTTGTTGTTTTTCTTTTCAATTAATAATTCTTTTTCAGAAGCATTGTATGTAAAATATCTTTTATTAATCCAAGTTCCCCCTTCTTCTTCTATTACATCAGTTTCTCTAAGTTGTTTCCTTAATTCTTTATCATGGAAATTAAATTGAGGAACTGCGGAAACTACTCCAAGTAATAAGATTCCAAAGATAAAAATAAATAATATTTTTTTCATTTTAAGCGGAACAAATTTGTCCTCCACTTGAAAATACTATACAATCTGTTATGGTTTGATTATTAAAAGTGGGATTGCTCGTGGAAGTTAAATGTTGTCCAGTATTATATTCTAATTGGGTATCTCCTATAGCATTATTTGTTACACTTAATCCATCTGTATCTTGAGTTAAAGCAGTATTTCCTGCAACACTAAATGTAGTTGTACTTAAACTAATTCCATTTCCTGCAGAATATGTTGTATCTGGACTTGGATTTGTTGAGTTGTAAAATCTAAAAGGATTATTCTTTAAGTAATAATCACTCGAACCATTCCATGCTCCTATGAAATTATTTGCTGTTATATCAAATGCTCCTACATTCCAATTTCCACTTAAACCATTTGTAAAGTTAGAAGACCAATAAGGATCGACTTCCGTAACGCTTCCAACTGAAGATTGTAATTGTCCTAACGTAACCGCATGTCCCGACGCCGTTCCTTTCGCGATCGTTAACGTCCCGTTAAACAAACCGTCCCCCGCAACGTGTAAAGTTTTTTGAGGGGTTGTCGTCCCGATTCCGACGTTGCCTGAAGCATCTATTCTCATTTGTTGTGCCCCTTGGTGAGAAAATATAATATCTCCAGATGCAAAAGTTGAATCTAAAACAGTATCTCCCGTATGAGTATCATAATAAACAAAATAATTTGTATTACTTCTAAATAAACCAGCTTTATTAATAGAACCAACTCCTCCATATTCGCTTTTTAAAGAAACATAATTATCATAACCATTACCTTGCACACTTCTAATTTCTCCTGCTATATCAAAACTACCAGCATTTATAATTCCATTAACATCTAATTTCGCGTCTGGACTTGTCGTCCCGATTCCCACATTCCCTTCAACCAACAATCCATTAGTAGGAGCAGTATTTGTTCCTGAATAAGTTGAACCTATAACAGCACTTCCTTCGACGTCGAGTTTGTTTTGAGGAGTTGTTGTTCCAATCCCAATATTCCCAGTAGCAAAATCCCCTTGAATCAAAGGAACAGCATTAATATTAGCTTGTTGTATTATAAACTGATTTGCTACTGTGTTGTCTTTACCTGCTTCGTAACCTAAAGCAACAACATTATCTCCTGAGTTGTTTTGATTAGTTCCATATCCCAAACCCGTAACTTGATTCCCAGAATTATCTATCCCCGCTAAATATCCAATTCCTATTTGATTATTTCCAATATTATCTCTACCTGCCCTATATCCAAAAGCAATTTGGTTTGTACCTGAATTTTCCCAACCTGCTGAAATACCAAAAACAGATTGTTGGCTACCAGTATTTTTATATCCAGAATAAACTCCAAAAGCTGTTTGAGTTATTCCTGTTGCTAAATGCCCTGCATTATAACCAAGAACTGTTTGTTTTGAAGAAGCTGAATTTCCTGCTTCATAACCTACAACTGTACTATAATAACCAACTTCTCCCCCTTTCGTCAACTTCAAAGCTTGAACTCCATCGTAGAGATAAGCAGATTCATTATTAATATTTATATTTCCTATAACGTCTAATTTATAACTTGGAGCTGTTGTCCCAATCCCCACATTCCCCTCGACTAATAAACCATCAGTAGGTGCAGTATTACTTCCTGAATAAGTTGAACCTATTACTTGTCCACCTT